TGCTGAAGTATTTGGTGCTGCTTTGACTGCGTTAGGTACTGGTGGTAAAGCTACACTTATTTCAACACCACGTGGTATGGATGCGTTATATTACAAAACATACGACCAAGCAAAGAAAAAGAAAAACAACTTCAATATCATTGAAATGAAATGGTACGAAGATATGCGTTATAACAAAGACCTTAGATGGCTTAAAGATGACCTAATAGAGACCGAATTTGAGTTTACATTTGATTCATACAATAAAAGAATTGAAGACGGTTGGAAGCCAACCTCTTCTTGGTATGAAGAAATGTGTTTAGGTATGAACAACGATGCTAAGATGATTGCACAAGAATTAGATGTGTCATTTATCGGTTCTGGTGGTAACGTTATTGAAGAGCAATACATAGATTTTCAAAATAAACACAATGTTCAAGACCCATTGATAACGAAAGGGGCCGAACATGAAACTTGGATTTGGGAATTACCACAAGAAGGACACCAATACATAATGGGTGTTGACGTATCTAGGGGTGATGGACAAGATGCATCAACTATTGTTGTGATAGATTTTACAACCATGGAACAAGTAATGGAATACCAAGGTAAGATACAACCAGACTTATTAGCGCAATTAGTTGAAGAATATGGCGAGATGTATAAAGCGTACACTGTAGTCGATGTTACTGGCGGTATGGGTGTTTCAACCGTTTTAAAATTAATGGAATTTAATTACAAACATCTACATTATGATAATCAAAATGGTAAGATTTTATCAGGTAGACAACGTGAATTACAAAGCTATAACAAAGAAAATAAAATACCAGGTTTTCAAGCAACTTCTGTACGTTTACCTATGGTTGCTAATCTTGAATATGTTATTAGAACCAATGGGGTTAAGATACGTTCAGCTAGGTTAACATCTGAAATGAAAACCTTTATATACAAAAACGGTAGACCAGACCACATGGACGGTTATCATGATGACTTGTTGATGTCATTGGCAATGTGTTTATGGGTATTAGAACACTCATTTAAAAATTTAGAAAAATTAGAAAAACAAAACAAAGCAATGCTAAGTGCTTGGTTAGTTGGGGCAAATACAAACCCAACACAAGCTGAATTAGAAAAAAGCAGTGGATTTGTAACAAAAAATAATAGAAATAAAGAGGCGTTGGCTAAGCCAAAATTTAATCCAATAGTCTCTAAAAATATGCAAGACCCAACAGGTCAGTATTTATGGTTATTTAGCGGTTCAAAATAATATGGCAAAACAAATATTTACACTCAAGACGTATACACCAAAGATGTATCAATGGTCACCTACTATTTCAAATGTAGAAAAAAATAAAAACACCAACACAAAACCATTCTTTTGTGATGCTAAGCCTAACACACAAGGGCAAGATTGGATAACCACTTATGTCTATAATATTGTGGTGGTTAATAATAAACAAGAACATAGCGCATATGTTGAATGCGATTATGTAAGCTAAGGTTTATTTTTAAAATTTTACAACTATAATTAATATAAAAAAGCTATGGCAGATAAAAATAATTTAACAATTTTTCAAAGACTTGGCCAAATAATTGGTCCAGATTCTACTAAATTAACTCAAAAGCAACCAGAAACAAAACGTTACAATATGGGTAACGATGTTTTGATTAAAACAGATAACAAAGCTGAATATGACAAAGCTAAGTTACAAGCCCAACAAAGTAAATTCTTGGGTCAAATGTGGCGTAAGGTAGAAAGTGGGTTATATCAACAATCAATAAATTACGAAACAACTCGTATAGGTTCATATAGCGATTTTGAGGCTATGGAGTTTTACCCAGCAATTGCTGCTGCATTAGACATTATGATGGAAGAATCTACAACACTTAACGACCACGGTAGAATGTTAAACGTATATTCAGATAGTAGTCGTGTTAAGGGTATATTAGAAGATTTATTTTTCAACAGATTAGACATGCATACATCTTTGCCTATGTGGACTAGAAACACATGTAAATACGGTGATAACTTTGTATATCTGAATATTGATGATAAACATGGTATATTAGGTGCTAAGCAAATGCCTAACTATGAAATGGACCGTAAAGAACATGGTTTATTGGAAATGTTAACTGGTCAACGTTTAGAAGATACTGATAGTGATAAAACTAGATTTTATTGGAGAGGTGGCAACGTTGAATTTAATTCATGGCAAATTGCACACTTTAGATTACTAGGTGATGATAGACGTATACCTTACGGTACAAGTGTGCTTGAGAAAGCTAGACGTATTTGGAAACAATTAATCTTATCAGAAGACTCAATGTTGGTTTATCGTGTAACTAGGGCCCCAGAAAGACGTGTATATAAAATATATGTTGGTAATATTGATGATGCCGATGTTGAAGCATACGTAAATACTATTGCCGATAGATTTAAGCGTATGCCTATTGTTGACCCACAAACTGGTCAAATGGACCTTAGATACAACCAATTATCTAATGACCAAGATTACTTTATACCAGTTCGTAGTGAAGATGCGCCAAATCCAATTGATACGTTAGCTGGTGCTTCTAACTTAGACCAAATAGCTGATATTGAATACTTGAGAAATAACTTATTTACCGCTTTACGTGTACCAAAACCTTTCTTAGGTTTTGATGAAACAACAGGTGATGGTAAAAATTTAGCGTTGCAAGATATACGTTTTTCTAGAACAATAAATCGTATTCAACAATCAATGTTACAAGAGTTAAATAAGATAGCTATAATTCACTTATACTTATTAGGGTTTGAAGAAGATTTTGATAATTTTACGCTTACATTAAACAACCCATCTACTCAAGCTGAAATGCTTAAGATTGAACATGTTCAAGCTAAGGTTACATTATATAAAGATGCTGTTTCAGATGCTGGTAATGGTTTTGCTGCGATGTCTATGACACGTGGTAAAAGAGAAATTCTTGGTATGTCTGATGATGATATCAAAGCTGATTTGCTTGAACAACGTATGGAAAAAGCCGCAGCTGCTGAATTAGCTAATTCAGCGAATGTTATCAAACATACTGGTATGTTTGATGTTGTTGATAGGGTATACGGTGATATGAAACTAGCACTTAAAGGTGGTGGTAGTGCCGAAGGTGGTGAAGGTGGTGAAGAAGGCGGTGCCGCTGGAGGTGGTGGCGGTGGCCTAGGTGGTTTATTCGGTGGCGGTGGAGCTGGTGGTGAAGATTTAGATTTTGGTGATGAGAGTGAAGCGGATACTGAAGCTGGTGCTGAGGCTGAAGTTGGGGCTGAAGAAGCTGGTGCTGAAGAAGCCGCAAGCGAAGCTGGTGTTGAAGCTGCTGAAGAATTGGCCGAATATGTTAAAAAATCAAATAAAATATTAACAGAACAAAAAGATTTATTAAATAAAAAATTAAACGCAAGAACTAAAAGATATCAAGGTAGGTTTCTAGACCATTTAGTTGAATCGATTAAACCAACACAAAACCTTAAAGAAGAAAGGGTTAAAATATACGATAAAACGCTTAAGGTTAATAAGGAGATTGATGGGATGATTGGTGACATTGATAAAATGTTAGATGAATAAAAAATATTGATAAAAATAATGTTTTATTGGAATAATAAAAGTATTTATAAATAAAAAATAAAATGACAGAGGTAATTGTAAATGTACAAAATTTTGGTACGATAAAAAATGCTTACAATACTTTACTAGCTGAAGGAATAGTGAAAAAGGATGAATCCAAAAAATCATTATTTACTAAGTTTTTAAAATTAGTAAAAGAAAACGAAATTCTTAGAACACAGTTCTTAGCTTACACCAATATTGAAGGTAAGGTAGAAAGTGATAGGAATAAAGCCGCTGACTTTGTAGACGAGACAATTGATTTGTTTTCAAAGTTTAAAAAGAAAGAAATATTAGAGGCTAATAAATTATTAATCGCTGATTTAATAAATGAAAAGATTGATAATAAATTGAAGGAGTTACACGAAAATGTTTCAAGGTTAATTTTTTTAGATAAAAAACCAGAAACTGTTGAAGCTAGAGTTGAAGCTAAAGCAAATGTTATTGAGTATATATTAGGTAATAAAGCTAGGGTGGTTAACGAAGCGATAGAACTACCTTCTCAACTAATCATAAGTAGATTGGTTGATTGGTTTAACGAAAAATATTCAACCATCAATGAAAGTGATAAAGAAGTAATCAAAGCTTTAATTAATTCAGATAATGACCAAAAACAAGAAGTTTATTCAAAGACAATCAGAGAGTGTATTGATTTAATAGATGATAAATTTGAGAAGGTTGATATAGCGGCTAAAGAAAAGATGTTAAAGGTTAAGGATAGACTTTTAAATGACAAAAAAGAAATTAATGAGGATTTTTTCAAAAACATTTCCAAATTAGTAGAACTTAGAAATAATTTAAAAGATAATTAACCTAAATAAAAAAAGTTATGCCAAGAAAAAACGAAAACCTTTTAAGGTTAAAAGAATTAACCGAAACACTATGTGATACGGCACCAAGCAATGAATATGCAAACATATTAGCACAATTAAAAAATATAGTGGATGAAGGTAAAACAAAGGTTGAAAGTTACACTACGACAAATAGTAAAATTAAATGTTACGAAAACATGTGTGTTACCATAACAAAAATATTAAATAAAGTTAAATTATAAATGTCAACAGAAACAGGTACTTGGGGTGATTACAGCAAACTAGTTTTAAAAGAACTAGAAAGATTAAATGAGAACCAAGATAAGATGAGAACTGACCTAGATACTAGGTTTTCAGAACTTAACGCTAAACTTAGTGAGGTAAAAACTATAGAGAGTAGAGTTGAGTCTCACGCTATTTGGGTTGATAGGGTAAATGACGTTTGGTCACCTAGTCAGATGAAAGAAGCTAAAGATGAATTATATCGTCAAAAAAATCGTTGGGCCGCTGCAATAGCAATTATAACATTTGTGCAAATTTCCGTTGGAATAGCTGTAGCTATTTGGGTTAAATTAAAATAAAACGCTTGACTGTTATAAAAAATTTCACTATACTTGTATATAAAATTACCAGGTATGATGAAAACAGGAAAAGAAATAAAACCAATCAATTTAAAGAATTATAATGTAGCTTTTGGCAGTGTGAATAATAAGCACCCAAAAGCCATGTACATTAATATAACTAGTTGGGCTAACCCTAAGATAGAAGACGAAGTTAATTATTCTAGGGTAATCAGAAACTTAAATAAAAAAATAAAACAATTAGTTTTTAATATATTATCGGATGAAGCTAATTATATTTTTAATAAGGATAGAACAATTGTTGATTTGGATATCCGTGAATCTGGTATAAAGTTTGGAAAGCGTAGTTTTATGAGTTGTGAGCTGACGTTATTTATAAGTGAGGAGATACCAGTAAACACAGAGATTATGACAACATTACTTAGCAATATAACACTTGATGTCACAAATAAAATATTTAATGAAAACGAAACCTTCGAGTTTCATAAAAAAAAGAAGTAATTCCTAAAATAATACGGCCCTAGCAGATTTGCTAGGGCTTTTTTATTTAAATCATATATTTATATCTATAAGCTTATAACGCTATGGATATAAATTACAAAGATTTTAGAATATTAAAACGTGGTGAAAGCGGTTGGGTTTATATTTATGTATTAAAAGACCCAATAACTGATAAAATCAGATATGTTGGTAAAACTATTGATGCGAATAAAAGATTAAAAGAACATGTTCGAAAATCTACGTCATCTAAAACATATAAAAATAATTGGATACAGCAGTTAATTAAAAAAAGTTTACTCCCAAAATTAGAGATTGTTGATTTAGTGTCAGAAGAAAATTGGGGTGAGCACGAGCAACAATGGATTAATAAATTTAGAAGTGAAGGTGTTAAATTAACTAATATTGCTGATGGTGGTGTTGGTGGTAATTTAGGTGCTATTGTTAATAAAAAAATATCAATAGCGTTAACTGGTAAAAAATTGAAACCAGAAACAAAAGAAAAAATAAGACAACACCGAATTGGTACTAAAGCTAGTGAAAAAACCAAAATAAATATGTCTAACCAACGTAAAGGTGAAAACAACCCTATGTTTGGAAAAATTCATTCAAATGAAACAAAAGAAAAAATAGGAAATAAAAGCAAATTAAATAATTCTGGAACAAACAACCCTATGTTTGAAAAAACCCATTCAGAAAAAACTAAAAAGATAATATCTAATAAATTATCAATATTAAATAAAGGTACCAATAATCCATTTTTTGGTAAAACCCATTCAAATGAAACAAAAGAAAAACTTAAGAAAAAAGTTTCACAATTAGATATAGATAATAATTTGATTAAAACTTGGAATAGTATTAGCGAAGCGGCCATTTATATTAATGGGTTACAGAGTGGTATTTCTGGGGTTTGTGATAAAGAAGATAAAACATATAAAACCTTTAAATGGGTTAGTGTAAAAACAAATTAAAATGTATCTAGAATATAAAATAAATAAAACTAATGTTCAAGGGGTAAAAATGATGCTTATTGAACACGATGCTGGCTATATTAGTCCAGACGAACCAAGAAACCAACCTTTTATAAATGAAATCAAAAAACTAGATACTGGTAGCAAATTAGCTATCATGGAACCTTTGGTTGTTTATGTTATTCTACAAAAATATGGTATTCTAAATCGTAACGGTAGAGTTTATCCAGAAGCAATATTAAAGAAACAAAACGAACTATATCAAAAAGCAATTAGAGAAAGAAGTGCGGTTGGTGAATTAGACCACCCAGAATCTAGTATAATCGCTGGTGATAGAATATCTCATAATATTATTGAAACTTGGTGGGAAGGCCACACCCTTATGGGTAAGATGGAAATACTAATGACCCCAGGTTTTATCAACTATGGTATTGTATCGACCAAGGGTGATGAAGTAGCAAATCTTTTACGTAATAGAATCAAGATAGGTGTATCATCTAGAGGTGTTGGTTCTTTGGTGGAAGGTAGAAATGGTGAACAAATAGTACAAGACGATTTTGAAATTATTTGTTGGGACGTAGTTACGGCCCCTTCAACTCCAGATGCTTGGATATTTAGAGATGTAGCTGAAGCTAAACCTTATGTTGAAAATTTTGATATTAAAAAGAAAAATATAAATGAAACACTTGCAGATAAACTAAATAATTTTTTAAATGATTAAAAATTTTTAAGTTTTTTTCAGCAATAACTGACTTTTCAAAAAATCATATATATTTATAATCAAATAAGATGAATATTTATTATTTATCTAATCCTAAAAATAAATAAAAACACAATGGCAGATAAAAAATCAATACTTGAAGAAGCTCTTTTGGATATCAAAAATATTCAAAGTGCTCTCAATGCCAACACACAAGAAATACTTCGTAGCGTAGCTATTGAAGAAATTAACAATGTGGTGAAAGAATCTCTAACAAACGAGGTTTATGAAGAAGAAGATTTAGATACTGACAACTTAGGCGTTGATGCTGATGCAGCAAGTGCAGATGTTGAAGGTGGTGAAGATTCTACAGTTGGTGGCTCATTAGATATTCAAGGCTCTGAAGAAGTGGGACCAGAAATGGGACCAGAAACAGGAATGGACGCAATGGCGTTAGGTGGAGATGAATTAGATATGACGGCTGCATCTGATGATGACGTAATCGCAGTTTATAAAAAAATGAGCGGTGAAGACGAAATCGAAATTATTGGTGATGAAATTCACATAAAAGTAACCGAACCTGGCGAATACGTTATTAAACAAGGTCAAACAGGAGCTGCTCCAGAAATGGAACCAGAAATGGGACCAGAAATGGAACCAGAAATGGAACCAGAAATGGATGATGAAGATGGCGTAGATTACGAAATCGAAATGGGTAATGACGAAGAAGAAGCTGTCTCCGAAGAAGAAGAAGAAGAAGCTGGTGAAGAAGAAAAAGAAGAAGAAGAAGAAGTTGAGCAAATAGATGAGAAAATTGCAGTAGGTACTGGGATGAGTGTGGGTAACCACCGTAACAAAACCGCTGGCGGTTCTATCGGTGCTCCAGAAAACCCTAAATCTTTAGACGAATCGGCTAAGAAACGAGTTTCTGAAATTGCAAAAAAATACAATACAGTATTGGCTGAAGCTAAAAAATTAAAGACTGAGAATGAAGAATTCAGAAAAGCTCTTAAAGAATTTAGAACAAAGTTAGTAGAGACTGTAACATACAATAGTAACCTTACTTATTTAACTAAGATTTTTGTTGAGCATGCTACAACAAAGGGTGAAAAACAAAAAATAGTAAAAAGATTTGACGAGGAAGCAACAAACCTTAAAGAATCTAAAAAGTTATACAAATCTATTATTAATGAATTGGAATCTAGAAAACCAATTAATGAAACAGTAGAAAATAAATTAATAAAAGAGGTTAACACAGGTAGCTCAAAACAATTAAACGAAAGCACCGCATACGTTGACCCATCAACAAAAAGAATCCTTGATTTGATTCATAGAGTTGAGAACAAATAAAAATAATAAAAAAACAAAAAAATAAAAACTATGTCAAATTTATTAACATCTGGCGTTATTGGTAATATCGGTTTGAACCACATGAAGGCAATCCGTAGAGAAACGCAAGCAAAATGGGATAGCTTAGGCTTCCTTGACGGTCTTAAAGGCCACGTTAAAGAAAACATCGCTCAGTTATACGAAAACCAAGCTTCTAGCTTGTTAACTGAATCTACAACTGCACAATCTTCTGGTTCTTTCGAAACAGTAGTATTCCCAATTGTACGTAGAGTTTTCTCTAAATTATTAGCTAACGACATCGTGTCTGTACAAGCTATGAACATGCCAATTGGTAAATTATTCTACTTCGTACCACAAACATCTAGCCGTGTTGACAGTACTGGTACTGCTGGTAATGACTACAATGGTTTGTCTTCAACAAACGCTAATTACGACACTATCTATTCTGCACACACAGGCTTACAAGGTCCTAACGGTCTACCTTCTTGTGTTCAACCAGTAGGTGGTTGTGATGTAACTCCTTTCACGGCTAAAAACCTATACGACATTTTCTATAATGACGGTATGTTTGATAACTCAAAAGGTACTCTTACTATCAAAGCTATGGCTATGTCTCAACTTAACGCTTACACTTTAGGTGCTAACGGTACTTTCAGCCCAACAGCTGGTGGTACTCTTTTACCTACTGCAACTGATGGTTCAGTAAGAAGCGTTATTGTTGGTCTATCAGGTTTCTCTGGTGGTGCTGGTACTAACGGACGTGAAGTTTTAACTGGTCCAGATGGTAACAACATGGACACTGAATCTTTCTTGGCCTCATTACACGTTGTAACAACAAGTGCAATTAAAGACCAAGACGGTAACACAATTATTGCTGCCAACCAAGAAGTTCCTTTCCGTATTGTTACACAAAAATATGGTACAGGTATTGTTAATAACTCAGTAGCTGACGGTCTTAATGTTATCTATCTTGAATTAGATTTAACCCATCCAGTTGGAACTACAGCTGGTGGTACAGCTGCTGCTGGTACAGCAACTTACGATGGTTACATCGGTGCTACTGGTACAACTGGTGGTATTGCTTACACTACATCTGGTTTAACAACTAACCCAGCATACACTTTTGCTTGGGCTGAATACGCTTCTCTTGAATTAGAAACAGAACTTGGTGAAGTTTCTTTTAAACTTGACGAAGTTGTTGTTGCTGTTGAAGAAAGAAAATTACGTGCTACTTGGTCTCCAGAATTAGCTCAAGACGTTAGTGCATTCCACAACATTGACGCTGAAGCTGAATTAACAGCAATGTTATCAGAACAAGTTGCCGCTGAAATTGACCGTGAAATCCTTAGAGATTTACGTAAAGCAGCTGCATGGCAATTACGTTGGGATTACAACGGTTGGAGACGTGCTTCTTCTGCTGCAAGCCCATACACTCAAAAAGACTGGAACCAAACTCTTATCACTAGAGTTAACCAATTGAGTGCTCAAATACACAAAACTACTCTTCGTGGTGGTGCTAACTTTATCGTAGTATCTTCTGAAATCAGTGCGATATTCGATGACTTAGAATACTTCCACGTAAGTGATGCTAACCCAGAGCAAGACCAATACAACATGGGTATTGAAAGAATTGGTACTTTAAGTGGCCGTTACCAAGTGTACCGTGACCCTTACGCACCAGCTTACTCAGTAATTGTTGGTCACAAAGGTAAATCATTGTTAGATACTGGTTACATCTACGCACCATACGTGCCGTTGCAACTTACTCCAACCATGTACAATCCTTTCAACTTTGCTCCAGTAAAAGGTATCATGACACGTTATGCTAAAAAAGTTGTGAACAACCGCTTCTACGGTCACGTAAGAGTTGATGGTGTACCAACATTTAACGTTAACGAATTAAGATAATCTCTTATAAATTAATAACTTAAAAGTCTAATCGAAAGGTTAGACTTTTTTGTTTTTATGAAATATTTATAATAAAATAAAAATATGAAAAAAATAGATAAAATTAAAAACATTCAAAAAGCGAATCTAATTGCTGAACAACTTTATTTAGAAAATAAAGGGTTATTAAAAGAAGAAACCGTCTATGTTTCTAACGGTGATAATTTTAAGGTTAAACACAATGGTAAAATTTGGACTGCTGAATACCACAACCATGAAGAAGGTCAGCCTATTTTTTTAAGTAGTGGAGATGATAAAATTAAAGGGATAGTAACAAAGGTTAGCCCAGATGGTGATTTAACAATTAAATTAGGTGAATCATCAATTACTGAAATTTCAGCTGATTTAAAACGTAAAGCATTTAAAGCAGCAAATGATAAATTTGAAAAAACTGATTATGACACAGCTGGATTAGAAAAAAGTAAATATGCTCAGCAAGCTGATAAATTTCTTTCACATGTTAACCCAGAAATTGAGAAATTTATAAAGGATAGGGCCGCTGCTTTTAATTTAAAAGTTGGTGTTGAAAAAAAAATAGAATCATATCATGACACAGAAGTAATATATCTTTATTTTCTTCCTAGTACCGATACTAGTACAGGTAGCTATGAACCAAACTATTCAAATAATTTATTTTCAGTTGGTATTATGAAAAATAACTATAAACTAAATAAAGATAACAGTCTAGTTGAAATACCAAAGAATTTTGATAGAGCATTATTGCAGATTATTAAAGTGATTCAAGATAAAGAAATATCTAACGAAACTAAAGGGTCTGTAGAAATTTAAAGTAGTGAAATCACTAATTAAAAAACTATTAAGAGAATCCTTAGATATCAATTCATTAGGGCTTGTTAAAACAAATGATTATCTTATATTGATGGATATGAATACCGAAGCTATCATGGGTATAATAGCCTATGAAAAAGTGGCTAATGGTTTATTTCATATACCAGCAATCGCTAGTGAGAAAGGCTACGGTTTTATGTTGTTTAATATAGTGATGAGCATTGTTTCACCTGACTACATAATAACGGATAGAGATTCATCCACAACGCAAGCAGCCGTTAATGTTTTAAATAGAATGACTCAAAACCCTAATATAGAACACATCGTTTTAGATAGTGAAGACCCTAATTATTTTCCTTTCAAAAAAGAATCTGACGAATATAATAGATTGGTCAATACGAAATTTAAAATTAAAAACCCTATGAATTTAACAACCTTATTTAATAATGGTAAAGCTATACGTCAAAAAATTGAAATGGGTGATGATGAATTAACAGATATGGCTTTTGATTTTTTTAGCAAGAAATTAAATAACGCTTAAAGATATGAAAAACAAAACGTTTTATTTTTCTGATGAAAACTTCTGTTACGTTGAAACTGTTCCGATTCATTTACCATTTAATGAACGTCATGAACAAGTTGAGGATGCTGGCTTGAGAAATGGAATTAAATTATTAAGCATTAATCCCACCGACCCATTATATAATAAACTCATTCAATCAACAAAAGATTGTATTCCATCAAAAGGAAAGGTTTTAAGATGGCCTTTTCATGATGGTGATGATACTAGTAGGGATATGGTAATTGGATTGATTACGGCCCTTAATAAGACCGATAAAGAAGCGGCTAAAGAATGTGCTGGTAGAATCAATTGGAGAATATCCAAACGTTATCAAAACACACCATCCACTTGGACATGGTTAAAGTATATTCAACATGGTGGCAAGCTTAGATTATACATGTTTTATTTTTGGTTCTTTTTAGAGAACGTTCCAGCAACACTTTTAACATTGTTGGTGGCTAAGATAGTAGGTGTTAAGAGTATGTATGATGAATTAGAAACTACTGGTAACTTTACACCAAAAAAACAATTTTTACCTAAGTGGAAGCAATTTCTTATTTCGGGTTTAATGGCCCCTAGTTTCTCTTTACACCTTATGGCTTTGATGTTCTATGGAATTGATAAGAAAAGTCGTTATATGGCATGGTACACACGAAAAAGAGCACCATATAACTTAACCATACGTAAAATGTTTGGTGAAGATATAACAGATGCTCTAAAAAATAGATATCCAGCGATACCTATGAATGATTTAATGCAAGGTCGTCATTTCGACATTACCAACGATGTTGATTTAAGAACTGTTGAAGTCGAAGATAATATGAGTGTTGAGTATTACAACGCTATATTAAATAACTCT